CTGTGGTATCATTCGGATCTGTTGCCCTATTAGGTCTCCATACAGAGATAGAATTGTCGGTGCTATCTGCAAAAGTACCACCTCCTTTGATTTGGTACAGGGAAGGTGGAGGGTAGTTTCCATCCTTCTCCTTCCTAGGTGTAGTTTGGTGCATCACTAGATGGTAGGATACATTGTTTTTTCTAGTGAAGTTGATCCTGTCCATCATGAACCTAGAAGCGTACAGGTGTTCAGGTTCTCCTGCTGTCATCTCATGTCTTATCTTGATGTAGGGATCTACCACCACAGCCTTGACATCCTTCTCCCACACTAGGAATTCAAATACAGATTCAATCTGATCTATAGTGAAATCAGGCACACCATTCTTCTCAGGGTAGACAAAGAAAAAGGAGTCCTTTACCATGTCAAAAGCCTTCAAGTATTCCTGCTCACTCACATCAAAATTTTTGTAATACCTATCTGTGCTTTTCCCTATGATCGTGTGAATTATGTCATCAAAGAATTCATCAGGTGGGTAGTTCTCAGGGCTAAAGAATGCGAACTTCCATCCCTCATTAATTGCTTTTAGAACACATAGGAAGATCAAGAACTGTGACTTCCCTTCATTGTTATATCCTGTCCAAAGATTGAATTCTCCTGCCTTCCAAGACCACATCTTATTCTGTATACCTCCACTACTGATTTGATCTAGATCCCTCACATAGGTCTTAGATCCTGCCTCCTTACCCTTCCTGAAGTTCTGTAGCATTGAGTCTCTCTGCCCTGCAAAGGTTTTGATTGATGCCTCACAGAATTCTAGATCAAAGATCTTTTCTGATTTCTTTTTCATATAGGGAAGTGTTTATCTATATTCTCTTTCATATCCTGATAGCTTCCTGATCTAGTAGCTACATCTTTGAACCATTGCTTCTCAAACTTATTCCTCACCCGTATTTCATCTTGAAGCATCAAGGTAGTACCTTTCACTTCATAATCCATTATATTAATTAAATTAATATACTTTTTTTGTAAGGAGTACAGCCTCTTGAGATTCACTTCCATCAAAGCCCAATTCTTAGTTTGTTGTGCCTGTACTATCATGCCCCAAATATCCCTATTCAGGTCATTCATTTTCTGTAGATCTTCCGCTTTCATCTTACCACCAATTATCTTCTATAGTTGACTTAGGATACTTAGGTGCTTGTACTTCTGTACTTCCGCTGTATCCTGTACTTGCATTATTCTTCAGGTAGAGATTGAATGAGTTCTGTGCTTTGCCTATAGTCATGGCTTCTCCTTCCTTCAGGATCTTCCAATTCTTAAAGGCTTCCTTTATCTTCTTTTCATCTAGGTTATAGATCTCCTGCATTCTACTGAAGAATGGTCTATGCATTGGCTTTTCCTTTGACATTTCTACCTCTACTTCATCCAAAGAAATCAAAGTCTCTTTATTTATATCATTTACATTACCATTTACATTAACATTAACAGCTAGATTTGCTACATCATTTGTAGCATTGCTAGGTTTTGCTAGACTTTGCTTAGCATTGCTAGACTTTGCTAGACCTCCCTTCTTTCCTGCCTCTGCCCTTTGTTCTTTCTTTTCATCCCATATCTTCAAATCTCTTTTCAATTGAGTCTTGATAGGAAGGAATGCTACCTTCAATAGCTTATCCTCTGTGATGGGATCTTCATCATTCACATAGCTGAATATGTGCTTGATCAACTTACCTGCATCTTCATCTGAAAGTTCATCAAAAACTTCCCTTTGATCTGTGTACAAAACGAATGATTTTTTACCCTGCATTTTTGAAAATAAAAAAGCCCAACAGGTGGTAGACTGTCGGGCTAGGTTGAAATAAACCTTTTGGAATCATGCTTGCTACCACACAGGAATGATTCTTGAATACACGAATATAATACTTTTTTTCAATTATCCTACTAGAGAGCGTTTTTTTAATTGATTAAAAATGCACATATAACTCACCCCCATCTCCATAGCTATCACCTTTGTAGGAACTCGATCCTGCCATTTTTCAAAGATGACTATCTTCTCGTATTCTGTTAGGTTTCTCCTTCTCATTTGTTCAGGTAGTATTTGGCTATTCGTTTATCATTTACATTTACCATGTCGGTGATGATGTCTAGTCCTTCTTCCCGAAGGTTAGATATCCTTGCTGATAGCCTGAAGCAGCCGAACATATTCAAGGCATCTAGTTGAGTGATCGAGTAGCCATTCAATAGCCACCCCTTGATCAATGCAGTCTGTGAGTCGGTAGATTTCATAGGCTTGAAATAAATTTCTTGCACTCATTTAGATTGATATTGAATTCTTCCTCTGTGATCTCCTTGTAGTTCTCAGCCTTGACCACATACTGAACATAGCGGATATTCTCCACCCGTATGCTAGGGAATAACTCTAGACTAAAAATAGTATCCTTTCGGTTCGGGTAGTAGGTTACAGCTAGTACTGTCTTTTCATCTAGCAGTTTGTAGAAAGACCAATCATGAATAGTGAAGTATTTAGAGAGTGTGAATTCACCTTCTACTTCTACGGATTTTAGGATTTTGATTTTTAGATTTTCCATTTTGGATTTTGGTTTTGGTGTTTACAATAATTTAAGACCTAGCATATATCCCAGGGCAAAGATGGGAGATAGTGCAAGGATCGTGTAGATAATTTTGCCCGTGATCTGAAGTGCTTTTTTCATAATCTTATTTAGTTAGGTTATTTCTTTGCTGAAGAATCATCTGAATGTCAAACCAATATTCTTGATATTCACTTCTCTTTATTGAATCAAGATGTCTTCTAAATTGATCAATAATCAATTGTTCATTAACAAAGTCATATAGTACCTGAAGATGCTTTGTTTCTACTGTTGAAAAATATTCCTGATTTTTGGTGATTAGATTTTCCATTTTTTTTGGTTTTTTAATTGTTATCGATGAACAAATCTAAACAATAGTTTAGAATATACAATACTTCTCAACAAAATTTTTTGATAATTTTTTTATCTGTTGCCTCCTTGATCAGATCTGATACTAGCTTTTCCTTGACTTCTAGGTCTTCTGCTATCTCCTTTTTCGTGTATCCCCAACAGGCTAGGGTCACTACCCTGTTCACTAGTTCCCTTGGCATCTCATTCACTAGATTAGATCTAGGATTATTTGAAGACACCCCTAGGATCACATACAGGATGTAGTTTACAGATGTCAATCTCACACCCATGATCTCAGCTATCTGATGCTTTGTATGTCCTTGGGTGTATAGTTCCCTTACCAATGGGACTAGTGCTTCATGCTTGCAAGTTGCCATATTCTCTCGAAGGTTTCATTGAATGGTAGCTTTTCAGTTTGGTAGGTAGACTTCACCCCCTTAGGGGCTAGGTCTCCAGGTCTATGAATAAATTTTCCTAGGTATAGATAGTTGCTCATTTGAATGTTTCTTTATAGTATTTTTCACCTGATTCATAAGTAGGATCAAAGTCTCTAAAACCAAAGTCAAAGCCTTCACAAAAACCAATGTCAAAGGCATCTTCAATCTGCTCCTTCTCCATCTTTCTTGATTCTTCAAACCATTCAAGAAACTCATGCATCTCTTTTGGACTTATGTTTAAATACATCATCTTTGATGCTAAAAATTGAACTGCTGTTTGCTTTTTCATTTTATTTGAAGGTTATAGTTCTCAATTAATCTAGCACCGAATACATTCTCCCCTTTTTTGATAGCTTCTTTGATTGCCATCTTGTCGGCAGTTACTACATTTTTCACATTCTGAAAAGAAGCAGGCAGGGCTTCTACTACATCTACCTCCACCGCTTCGGATCTTCTCAATGAGATCTTGAATAGGGGTGATTCTATCTTCTCTATTCCGCTTACTAGCATGGCTTTCTTGAGGCTTTCGGTTAGCCATGTGACCTTCTTATCTCTGCTCTCCTTCATGGTCTTGAGTCGCTTGATTTCGGTATCTATTTGATCACTCTCACTTTGGTAGTTGGCTATGACCTTAGCGTAGTTTATACCCTTGCTCTGTAGCTGTTCCTGATTGATCAGAAGTTCTGCTTCTAGTTCAGGTGTGAGTTCTTCTGTTTCAAGAAGCACAGCTAGATACTGCGCTTCTTGGGTTAGTTGATATAGGTTCATAGTAGTCCTTCTATTGTTTCTTTTTGATCATTGGTTAAGGTGTATTTCTTTAGTGCCTCCTTGGCTGTCTTCTGCTGATCAGGTGTGCCATTTAAGTACTGAACTATTCCTGCGAACTGCGCTTCTGTAGGTGCTACCTTTGCAGGTGCTTGTCTCAAAGGCTTCATTGCTGCCTCCCCATCATCATCTGAGATGGCTAGGTTCAGGACTGAAGTCAATCCGTATCTTCGGGCATAAGACAGGGCACTACCCTGTGCCTGTGGATCGTTCTGCCGTACTACCTGAAGTGTGTAGGTAGCTGAAATAAACTCCCCACTATCAGCATGAATCAGCATAGTGGTGAGACCATCCCCATCAGGGAACTGTGATATCACAAGCCCTGCCTTCTCCATAGGTTCAGAGATCTCTGTGATGATGTGCGGAAGGCTTGCGTAGTTACTTTTGAAGAAGGGATTCTTTGCATCCTTAGAGATGCGCCCTACCATAGCGTGAAACTTGGCTAGTCCTTGGGTAAGGTTTTGAATACTAGGTGATCTTTCCATTTGGTTTGTGTATTTGGTTTTAGTAGTTTCTTTCAATTTCTAGTTCTAGTTCCATAAGCATGGATCTAGTAGGTACTACCTCAAAGCCGTGTTCATAGGATGATAGGCTTCTAGTATAGTCTATGGTGATTTGCATCTCCCCATAGGCAGGAGCAAATTCACTTTCATCTTCACCTGTGTGTTCGATGGTGTAGTCTCCTATCCAAAGGTAGTCTTGACCTTCGTAGGTGAATGTGATCTCTTGATCGAAGAAGTTTTCTGAATCGTAGTTCATTTTTTTAGGGTTTAAAGTAAAGCCCCGAAGGGCTGTGATTATTAGTTCATTTCGTAAATTCTCATTTCAATTTCTGTTCTTGAAATGATTTGAAATCTGCCTCTGAAATATCTGTAATATCTCATTCCGTTTTTTGTAAGTTGGCTATGAATAGACATCACATTTCCGTTTTCAAATTTGATGTATTCGCCTGTGAAGTTTTTTTCTGAAGTTGTCATGGTGCTTTTGGTTAGATGTGCTTGTTTGTTAAGTCAAATATCGAAGAAATAAATTAAATAAAAAAATATTTATTAAAAAACTTTCGACAAAATGTTAGATTTTTTTCAAGCCTATCTTTTTATCCCTATAACTTGCCAAAAAAAACTATGGAAGAATCAGAGATCTTGAATCCTTTTGGATACGGGAAAGCCTCAAAGGTTATGGATGAAAACCGCAAGCCTACTGAATGGTGGATAGATTACATTTCTATCAATCAAGTAATAGCAGAGAATGAATTCTACATCCTATTTGAAGATGGCTTTCTGATCAAGAAGGGAAAGTCAAAGTTCCAAAGCAGTCAATACTTGAAAGGGGATAGGTTCAGATCCTTCAAAGAGTTCCATGAATCGGCAGGCTAAATCCTTCTTGAGAGTAGTAGGCTTATCTCTTATCTTTGCCTTGATCATTATAGCCATATTTGAATACCTTATCACATGAATGATTTTTCACATCTAGTATCTGCCTATCTCCTGGAGATCCGTGAACTCCTGATCAACAAAAATATCAAGTACGGGAACTCAGCCCTTGAACCCCTAGGTGTGTTCTCTCAGTTGTCCGCAAAAGAAGGACTACTGATCCGAATAGATGACAAACTCAAGCGGATCAAAAACGGAAGCCTAGAAAAGGATGATGAAGATGTGATCAATGATCTTATAGGCTACCTAGTCCTGCTGAAGATTCAGGATAAAGTTAAATAGAGTTTACAAAAAGGGGGTAGAATGTAAGATATCCTACACATTAAAGAGAAAAAATAAACTAATGAATGAATAATCATGCCTGATATCACCATGTGCCTAGGGACAAAATGTCCCTACAAAGAAGGCTGCTATAGATTCACCGCTAAACCTAGTGACTATCAGTCCTATTTTATGAGTCCACCCTTCAAAGATGGAAAGTGTGAAATGTATTGGGGGGATCTTCAATCAGATATTTGGAATCAATTGAAGGATATAGTCAAAAAAAAGGAATAGAAGCGTAGACAACTTGTCTACACTTGGTAAAAATTCATGCAGTTATTCGGAAAAAAACCGAATTAGTCAAACTGTCCTTCCTGATCTAGGTGCAGAAGTTCATCACGGATCTCAGTATAGCTACCCCTTATCAAGCAGGAAGATTTGTCATAGAAGTACATGATCTGTATATCATTGACCAATTCCTGAACATAGGCAATGTCCTCTATCCGAACCATTCGCCTCACAAATTCATGTTTCACATCTAGCCCTAACTCCTGCCAATCCATAGTACTACCTGCTAGCATCACATCGATCTCAATCCACATACTAGAATAGCTTTTTAGATACACCTAAAGTGTGAATTTTTGTCACGGGTTGGTACTGATAGGTGAACAGGTATTTGTTATCCAAGTAGGAAACTTTTGCCAAAGGATCAAGAAGGGAATTCACCCCTGCACCTAGGTAGATCCCCTTGGCTTTCTTCACTATTGTTTTGGTTTCCGTGTTGGTGATCGTGTTGGTCACCACAGGAATCTTGAAATCATTCGTAGCAGTCATTTTTAGGACTTCTCCAAGGACTTCACCACTCACATGGGTACTTCCATACTCCGAAGGAATGGATGTCTTAAATAGGCTAATTTGAGGCTTATAATCAATTAGGATTGTATCCCTAAGAATCTGTGATTTTATCCTCATTTTCGGCACATAAACTGTGTCCACTACATGAGAGTAAATTGTGTCCGTTTCTACCTTCGTTTCAAACTTATAGACAGTCTCCTGCTCAGGTCTAGGAAAAACTATAAAAGCTAAGATCCCTCCTGCAATAAAAGCTAAAATAGCAATTCTTATTTTTTGGTTATCTGTTGAAAATTCCATCACTGCTCTATGAATAAATTGTCCTGCTCAAGTATTTTTCTCAATTCCTTCCTGCAATATTCATAAGCCTTGTAGGTGTCATCAGATAATTCTTTGTACTTCATCTCTGATCTAAGCAATTGATCAAAGTCCCATATAGCACTTTTATAGTTGTGTCCATTTATGGCTGCTTGAAAATCTGTATTATCTTCAGGCAAATCAAATTCTAGTACTGCTTTCATAGTGGGAATTTATTTGAGTCGATTAACAAATCATAATTCTCAGATCCATCCTTCACAAGTCTTCTGCCGTGCAAAGTTAGAATTCTACCTCCTACAGGTTTCACAGGTGCGCCCCTTTCTACATGCCATCCCTGAGATCCATCTCCATATTCCTCTTTGTATGTTCCCGTGATAGCTAGGTGGATCTGCTTCTGTTGTAATTCATAGACTCTCTTACCCTGGTTATATGTAAGGGTATCCCTTACATCATTTCTACTTGAGTTCTCATGGATGTGCCCCATGATAAAGATGTCCATGTTCTCATACATTTCAAGGGATCTTGTTAGGTTTATAGCACCGCGTGTGACAATTCCACCTAAACCGATTCCGTGATGGTACTTCAAATTTTTTGTCATTGTAGTACTAGGTCTCACATGGTATTTAAGTACCATCCATCCACCATATCCACCCGTGTAAACTTGGCTTTTATTCTTGTAGTTGAACAGGTCTACAAATCTCTGAAGGATATCAGTCTCTGAGTACTTGATGATAGATGTCTCATGATTGCCGTACCCGATCACAGTCAATAGGTGAGCATAAGGTGACCACCATTCTACTGCCGTTTCTACTATGCTATCTAAATACTTTGCATTGTTGTGTTCAGGTCTGATGTCTGATTTGTTGCTTCTCCGATCCATGCGCCCCTGCATACAGCAGAAGAAATCCCCATTGATGAAGATTGGAATCTCATTTTCTAGGCAGTAGTCTAGGTGTCTTTTTAACATCTCCCTGTCACACTTTGGATTATCCCAATGTATATCAGACAAAAGGGCTACTCTGTTTTCCTCTTTGCTTAGTGAAAGAGAATGCACATTTCGTGCAATTTTTGTGAGTTCCATTAGATGGGTAGATAGGTGGTTTTTCCTCCCGACCTAACAGCCTTGAGTTTCTGCTTTCTGTTTCCTGATTTTACAAAAGAGACATGAACCCAATCAGGATTAAAGTCTGTACCGAATTCCCAAATTAACTGATCAAAGTCTAGCTTATTTTTAATGAAATCAAATACCATTCTGTTGGTCACTTCACCATTCCCTCCATCCATGTCGATATCAATGGCTTGACCTTTGCAATGCTGAGATGATGCGCTACCTTTTATAAAAGCGTTTAAAGCCTTTGATCTGTACCCCGAAGAAATAAAAATAGGAACTCCGAAGTGTTCCCGAATAGGTTCAAAGACTTTATCTGCAAGTAGCTTGAAGTTCTCAAGATGCTCTGCTGTTGGGGTGTTATCTATTCCGTGTCTTTTGGCTGTGTCACTTCTAGTGATCTCAGCAAGATTAAGATGTGGACTGATTTTCATTTTTATCTGTTGGTTTTTTAAATATCTTTTCGGCAGCCGTGATCCCCAAAGCAGCAGCAGACAGGGCAGCTACTGAATATACTAGTGGTTCGTTTTGGTTTAAAAATAAAGCGCAGCATAGAGTGATTCCACTCAATACACCTACTAGTCTTTTACTAGATGCTTCTCCACCTTCAGATAGGAATCCTTTTGCCCAAGTGAAAAACTTTTTCATCTCCCTTGTCCCCTGTATTTTTTAGGTTTATTCAATGCCTTACTATATGCCTTCTTTGCCTTCCTGTTTCTCCTTTTTCCAAAGGTGATTTTGATCTGTGCTACTGCCTTAGCCTTTGCCATTGTTTTTCTTTATTTCTCCCCGTATTTTATAAACCAAATAAACAATTGATAAAATAGAAATCACAGAAGTGAAAACTAGATTAACAAATTGAAGCCCTGCCATAGCAGTAACATTTGCAAAGATTGCTACAAAGGTAGAAGGCACTCCTAGTTCATCACTTTTCAAGATATTCATTTTAGGCTATAGTTGGGATCACACAAAGGTTCAAAGGCATAGGAGCAGTTACCTGTATAGCGATACTCACCCCTGCTGTAAAATCATCAAAGCGTTCCTGAAAAAATTCGATAGCAGCATTTGGTGTAGTATTAAAGGTGTAAGAATTGTCTAATTTCAATTTTGCTAGTACATCCAAAGCCACAAGTAGCTGATCAGATTGAATCTGAAGTCTGTTGGACTTGTCTTCAGTCAATAGATCAGCAAATAGAAGCACTAGATCATAGCGGAGGGTAGTGCCGTTATACACGGAAGGTCTCACCACAGTCCACAGGACAGGGTATTCAATCTCTCCACCATTATCTACATAATCGTAGATATCACCCTCTCCGAAAGTTCGGATCATTGGGTGCGCTTCCTGTATTGCCTTGAGTTTTTTTACTAGGTCTACTAGAGTCATCTTGCTTGCTTAGAAATTCTTTTAGCTTCTTTTCGTTTTTGCTGTAAGCCATTTTTTAGAATGGTTTTTTGTATCTGTTCCCTTGGTATCTTTCGCTGTATGGTCGGTGATCTTCATAGTCTCCCCTGCCTAGATTGATTGCCACCTTGTACTGATTAGATACAGGCTGAATAGTAGTCACATCAGATCCTGGGTTTAAGTACTCAGGGTATAGGGTACTATTTGCGCAGAGATAATTGATTGCCCTTTCAGCATACCACTCAGCATATCCCTTGTAGTATTGTGAAATGCTTTGAAGTTCTGCAAAGGTAGGTTCTGTGATGTTCTCAGACTTCCGCTTCACTACTCCCTTATTCACGAATTTGTACTGCATAGCCATAGGCAATTCACCTAGGACATAGTTGAATAGGGTATCTGTTAGATAGCTATCTAGGAAGGTCTTATAGACTGCATTCCCTCCTGATCCTATAGTCCCGTTTGAGATCAATGTGAGGATCTTATCATATAGAGCAGTACCACAGATAGGATGGATGTACCTATCTTGAGTCATCTTGATCACCTGAGTGACATTCTTCAGGTCAATATTTGCGGAAGCTACAGTGAAATCCTTGAAGGACTGCTCACTGATCATCAATACATTTGCGCTCATCGTGATGTCTTTTCTACTACTACATTTCTTTTCCACTCATGTCGGCAGAAAGGAGTTCTTTTGCCTGTGTTCGGGTTGGTGTACCATCCTCCACAAAGTTGAAAAACAGAATATCCTAACTGATTAGATAGGTTTTGAATTTCTTCCCGTGTGAAGAATAAATCTCTTTTTATTAATTCTGAACACAAAGGTCTAGATGAAGATCCTGGAAGTAAGTCGGGAGCATCTTTTCTTTTCTCATAAGAATAAAGCACCTTGAAGGAAGTCACGGGCTGAAGTCTCTTGATAGCTGCTACCCCTGATCTAGTCACGGATCTAGTGATCAAGCCATCCCTGTTGATCTTTTCTACTAGTACTTGGTCATCTATCAAGGTATTGATTCTAGAGATCACAGATGCTTCATCTATGCCTACTACCTTAGCTATCTGTGGGATAGTTATATTTTCATTCCTTTGGATCTGAGTAATGATCTTCTTCTGTACTTCATTGAGCATATACTCAGCAAAGAGATCCTGCTTGATAAAATCATCCATGCTAGAGAAGTGAGTCTTTGAACTTTCAATCACTTTGAATTTATCCTTTGCAATACCTTTGCCTTCAAACTTTGATAGGATATTTGCATCATGTTCTGAGATGCTGCACTCAAGGTGAAGGTGATCAGAGAATCCTTGGTTAGGATCTGTGATGACTTCTGTAGGGGTGACTATTTCACTCCTTACAGGTAGACCTATCAAGCTACGCAGTTCATTCACATCCATAGACTCCACTACCTTGGTGGCGATCAATGGGGATAGGCTGTTCAATGAATTGATGATGTCCTGCGCTCCTGCTGTTTCCTTCTTCTCAATTGGTGCAAGTCCTAGCTTCTCTCTGATCTCATCCTGAGTCATGTTAGTGCTGATGATCTGCTCTGTGAATTGGAAGGAGATAGGTTCAGTCTTCTTGATTTCAAGTTCAGCTATAATGTCATTGAACTTCAAAAGGTAGTTGACTACTTCCTCTAGGGCTTGCTGCTTTGAGTTTACATAGGTGTTCTGAAATAACTCAGAAGCCTCTCTCATTTCAGATCTGCCTCCTAGCTGCCCTTCAGTCTTAACTCCAAAAAGCATAGGACTAGTCACCTTGTGACCTGTGAAGATCTCCTGCTGAACAGTCTTATTTAGTAGATCAAAGTGCTTATCAAGTTCAGTACCTGATAGGTCAATGATTGAAGGTTCATTCTCTTTGCTGTCATTGAATGCCAACATGAATTTTCCTGCATTCTTAGATCCTGAGAACTTGTCTTTGAATTGTCTTTCAATTCGATCCTCTTCCTCCTGGGATACTTTCCCTCCATTCAAGTTAATTAGCTTACTTGAGAACATCCCGTTGTTTATGGTGTTCAAATGGTATTCCCCTATAGAGATGTCTAGTTCAATGTAAGATATAGCCCCTCTGTAGTCGGGTAAAGAATAGGTATTCGCTCCTGCTCTGTATTCCTTGAAGTATAGGATCTGTGTGCCTGTGGTATTGTTAGGATCAAATGCAGGGTAGGTCTCAAAATCAGGTCTAGGGTTGACATTGTCATTCTTGATCCAATTGTCGGACACATAGAATTCACTATTGTCTGCATTTGTTCTCACCTTGTAGTAGTCTACATGATAGAGTTCTGCGATCTCACCCGTGCCCTTTGTCCATATCACCTGAAGGTAGTAGCCTCCAAAGATAGATAGATCCGTGACTAGCTTCTTTGTCAATTCGTTAAGGCTTTCCTGCTTGGTGTTGATTCGATCAATCAAACCGAATGCCTTCGCCTTTTGCATTTCATCTTCAGCCTTGACAGTCCACCCATTCCCACAGATGTAGTCTACCTTTCCTGTTATGATAGCGTTATTCTTTGCGCTATTGTTATAGATCCGAAGTAGGTAGTTAGGGTAGTCATTCTTTTCCCCGTAGTAGATGTAGTCTTTCCCCTTAACTTCTTTGTAAACGGGCAGAGGCACTTGATCAAACTTGAATAATTTTATCATGCTGTTGTGTAGGTCTTATAGTTACCATTGTACCCGTTGTATCTCACCACTCCTGTAGTAGATAGATCAGGTGCAGTCAATTCCATTTTTCCTGTAGCAATAATCTCAGCACCGCTACCCGTTTGGGTTACATAGTACCTCCAAAAGCCCACAGTTCCATTAGTGAAAGATGCTGCCAAGATATTGAACTCTGAAGATCTCTGCTTGAAGTCACTCACATCTGTAAGGGTTAAGGTCACTTCTTCCTTTGTCACTTCATTCTGAAATAGAAAGGTGTAGGAATTGCTGCTAGTTTCTCTTTTGTCAAATAGGGCTATGTAGATCACACTATTCACCCCCTTCTGAATTATCACCATACCTTTAAATACAAAAACCCTTCAGAATGTACACAAAAAAAACACCCCCAAAATTGAGGGTGCTTTCACATCTAAACAACAAACCAAATATTTTAGGTAATTGGAATGACTGCTGTCACTTTTGGACAGAGTTCTTTCTCATTACCTGTGAAGGTCAATGTATAACCTGATCTATCACCGAAGGCAGTACCTGAAGCACTTCCTCCACCTGTAAGATCCAAACCATTACCTACGCCCAAGAACCAATTTTCCCCGTTATTATCTGTTGCAATCACAGCAAGTCTGTTTTTTCCCAAAAGAACAATTTCATTTCGAGTATTTACTTGCAATTTGTTAAGGATAATTTCGAGAGTCTGAGCATAGAAAATAGTACCATTCTGCACATTAGTATTCACAGCCTCAGCGAAGTTGGAAGATTCTTTTACCAAATCATATTTGTAGAATCTCTTGGTAGCATCCATAGTCAAAGTAGTCACTACTCCTGCTGCTATGGTCACTACATTCAAATCCTCATAAGGTGCAAAGTACACTGCGGTTAAACCGCCTACGCTATCTTTGCAATCAAGCGTATAACTCTGAGTTAAGGCACAAGGCATATTTATATTAATTTATAAAGTGAAGGGGAAGACGCCACCATCTTCCCCAATTTTTTTATTTAAGGAGCAACATACTTCTTCCAAAACACTACTTGGTCAGGGAAGGCTAGTTGTACACCCATTTTGAATTCTACTACGAATCTCATTTCATCTGCTTCCTTAGCATAGAACAATTCAAAACGATCCTGCTCATTCAAAAGATCAGTACCTAGGTACATATTTGACATAGACAAACCTACTAGGTAGTCAGTTCCATTCAATCCGTTCACACCGATCAACTTCACATTAGTACCTGGGATGATCAATTCCATGTTCGCTGCATCTACAGGATAGTGGAATAGGTTAGCGTTTCTCAAAGCTAGTACATACTCTCTGAAAGTATCATTACCTGCAAAGATAACCACATCAGACTTGTCCAATAGTTCAGCAGGAAGGGCAGCAAATACCGCATCAACAGCAGCGATCACAGTAGAAGTAGTCAATGTAGTAACATTGGCAGAGTTTCCATTGATTGGATCACCTGCACCACCAAAACCAAGCGCATTAATGATAGTACCAAAGCCATTAAATTTGTTCAATTGAGCATTTCCGCTTCCTGTGTCTCCCTGCCAAATAGCAGTTTCAAGGGCTGCACCAATTCTTTCTACTTTCTGTGCAGAATACTCAGCAGCGTATGCCATGTAGTCATAAGTAGATCCTTCTCTCAAAGCCTTCTGAGTGTATTTAGCTTCAAATGCCTTAGGGCAAATTGATTCCTGAATTTTGATCTTTCCTACTGTGATGGTTCTCTGAGTGATAGTAGTAGTTCCGCTTGAGTTGAAACCACAAGTACCACCTGCTTGGAATACTGCATCAGTAGTCATGATGTTGATTGTCTCAGCGGATTTCACACCCACCTGAACATTACCTAGTGCTTCGATTAAAGAAGCAGTTTTTGCTGAGAAGATAGCAGCAGAAGTCAACTGCAATTCGTTCTCTTTTACATAGTTTGTTAAACCTGATAAGTCTAGTGCCATTTTATTTTTGTTTTAATTTTTGAAATGCGTTTTGAAGGCTGTTATACCTGTCTACTTTTTCTACTTTCAACTGCTTTGCAAATTGATTAGGTGCTGTGATAGCTTTATCACTTGGTTCTTTTGCAAGTGATTCAAGTACTACGGCAGACATCTTCACCGCTTCCTCTACACTACCTGCTTTTTCTTCCATTGCCTTAACTTTTGCAGTCAATTCTTCTACCTTTTTTTCAAGGTCTCCCATGGCTTGTTCTACCTTTGCCATTGCTTCATCCTTCTTAGGTTCTTCAGCAGGTACTTCTTCAGCAGATGCCTCAATCTCTACTTCGATTTTAGCTTCTTCTTCTGCCTTCTTTACTTCTGCAATTTTACCTTCTTCAAGGACTACTACTATTTCACCTGATTCTAGCTGATGCTCTCCAATAGGTGCAGGGATCTGTGCCCCATCTTCACCAATTACAAAGATCGAACCTGCCTCAAGATCATAGGCAACCATAGTGCCATCTACTAGCTTACCTTCAACCAATGCGAAGGCTGCCTGCTTTTCTGCCTCTGAGAAAAGTAGTTTTTTGATTTCTACTAGTGCTTCTTTTGCGTTCATAATTGTAAATATTTAGTTAATTAATCTTGTTCAATTTGGCTAAGAATTTTGAAGATCTGCTGCATGATCTGTTCCTCCTGGGTGATCACCTTGTTTGTCTTCTCATATCTAAATAAACCCTCCACAGAGAACCCTTTGAAAGTACCTGCCTTCACTTCATTCCATATCTTCTCATTATCTACTTTGAAGCTACCGAACCATGAGCCATTTGAGATGTCTTCAAATCCCTTGGGAGGCATGATACCCTTCTCCCGATCAATGATGAAAGATTCAAACATATAGACCCCATCAACAGGAGTAGAGTGTTCTACATTTACCTTACTTTGGTAGCCCTTCTTGAAGAATCTCTGTACTATTTTTTTGATCTCAGCAGCAGAAAAGGAAACATAGTATTCTTCATCTTCATCCCTTCTGTAGATCGGTAGATCCGCAATCATCAAAGCACCTGTCACGATTCTCTGATCTTGATTCTCAATGCTGAATTTGTTGAATCCTACAGATCTGAAGTCTTCTTGATTCATCTTAGATTCTGCCCATCTTAGCATAGGTTCACCACCCCAAAGAAGATAGCTGATAGTGCCACAGGCTTCAGTATCTTCAGGGTTATAATATTCGGCAGCCCTGCTAAGGTAGGAGTAAGTTCTTTTTATGGTCTCCCTAGAAAGGTTCTCACCATTCATGATTTGAGTAGCACGAACTTTCCCTACCTGAGTAGCGCATCTATTCCCGATTTCTTCATTCAAACGGATTCCCCGTTCTGCGTTATCCTTTGCTGATTGAGGGTAGTCATTATATGAATCTTCTTGGAATCTACCTTCCCATAAATTGGAGCAGATAGCTACTGCCTGCTCTGATTCCTTACCTTCATTGATCACATACTCAATACATCTAGGCAAAAAATCTTCTTTGCTTTCACCTTGGCTAGGTTCTACAAATTGCTGAGAAAAGGCTAGGAAGTT